GAATCCAATAGAGGTACCTGATTGTTTTCAGGAAGGATTATTCCTTTCATTACAAGTACCTCATCGACCAATTGCCCACGCTGCCAATCCATTATAGGGCACGGCGCTTCTGTAGCGACAGTAAAAATTACGCTTCGGTCTTCTTCTCGGAGCGTATCAGGTCGAGCAGTCATTGATCTGATCGATAGTTGCTCGCCATCGGCTTTTTCTTGTGCCGCCGCTTCGAATTGTGCGTCACCATAACCATGATCTTTTAACCATTTTTTAGCCTCTTCCGGTGTGAATTTTTTCTTATCGAATCGAATTGCCTGAATTTCCACGGTACCATCATCCTTGATCCCCCAAATGACATGGATTCCATCACCGAATTTATTGTTTTCACGTCGGATTTTTTTGTAATTTTGCGGATCGTTTAAGCGTGCCGAATGCTCATTCGGATATGGTCTAGTTTCGAGTTCCAACATATTCTGCTCCTAAATCGGTTGATTGCAAGTTAGATTCCTTCGAAGAGTGTGGTGCACTATAAATGCCAAGAGATTCTAATAGCTTTTTCTCTTCAGCCAATTCTTTGGCTACTTGCGGAAAATCCCGTCCACGTTCAGCCGCGAAACGTGTTCGGGAATTAGTTCCAAGCATTATCTCTGCCATCAGAGTATCGATTTCCTTCTTCGGATCGATTGAATCATTTCCCGCCAATTGCCAAGATATTTCTTCATATTTCTCTGGGTTGCGTGCATAGTCCACTATATTGATCCCCGGCACGCCAAAAAGGGCAATCTCATATTTAAGCCAAGATTTGTACACCCAATTCAAAAATCTATTTTTAATTCGAGCTTGCCGACGGCGAATGACATTCCATTCAATCACTCTCCCCATCCGTGCCGACGAATAATTCACTTGTGAATAGTCCCCTGTGCCGGTCTCGTACGAATAGCCGGCGCAGTGAGTGGCAATCCTCTGTCTGCCGCGTATAAATGCATCAAAATTCGAATTCGGCCGCTCAGAGCGGAATGATGTAGCTTTTTCGCCTGGTCGCAATTTCACAATGCCACCAGAACCAAGATATTCCAGTTTATTCCCGTTTGCGTCTGTCGGCGAATCAATGCTAGAACCATCTGCTCCAGTGTACGGGTTCCAAGTCATACTATCAGGTAAATCCGTTTCTAGAATTATCCCGAATGCCGCCGCCGACCGTGAGGCAATCATTTCGGCATCTTCCAAATCATCGACCCCATACAGTTTTTGCAACGCCGGAGCCAACCGCGAAATACCTCGCCGTTGTGAAGCCCTAGTTACCTCAGCAATAAAACATATCTCTTCGGCCGGAACACGTACAGACTCAAGAGAATTATATTCTGGGCCGCCTGGATGTCGAGGGTAAATCCAATAAGCTATTGGCCGGCCGTAAGAATCGTACTCTATCCCCTGATATATTGTTGCCCCCGAATCAAGATGATCTGATTCTAAAACCTGAAGCCGAAAAGGATTGTTTTGCTGCCGATTTTCAACGAAACATCGACGAATCAGTACTTCCCCATCTAAGAGCAGATGATTCTCGATGAATTGTGCTACTTCAGTCAGGCTATACCCTTCAACTGAAGCCGATTCCGCCCATTTTGCGAACCGCCGTTCGAGATAATTATTCGTTAATGTTTTTGGCTGCCCGCCGTCATCGATGATTAATGGTTTGAACCCGATTTCGTCGCCAATAACCATCGTTGCGTTTTTAAAAATAAGCCCCGAAATAAGGGGATTATTGCGCTCAGCGTCACGTACACGTGCCCTAACTGCCGCACTAGCCGCCATCACTTCCACACAACCGGAATGGTTGTTCGGTCGATGGAGACTATACGCACCTTGGAGATTCTGTGCAGAATACCCACGCCGGAAGAAGCTCAAAATTCGATCATAAGCTCTTTTAATCCAATCCATCATATTCTCGTCTCGAATATCGGATATCGAATCACTCCACCATCCTCTGGATTTAGTCGTGCGATTAAAGTTTCAAGTTCCTTCTTTCGTGCATATAGTGCCGCTAAATCAGCTCTTTGAACGCGAGTATTGCCCACACTATAAGATTGTGCACCGCCGCTCGTCTTGGTACCTACGATCCGATCGATAGCGGCATTAATTTTTTCTAGTTCTGTTTTCGCCTCTTCGTATGTCATATACTTTCACTTTAAGAATATTAAGTTTTCAGCAATTTTTCAAGTCGAAATCAGCAAAATTATCAATCTTTTTTTTCAATCGATCGGAAAATCGCACCACAAAAAGCACAACGGTGATATCGAATAGTTTTATCTTCATATTTGACCATATTTCGTACACGAGTATATGCATGGCCACAAATAGGGCACGCTGGGCGTTTTCGAAACTGAATTATCCCATTTTGCAGGGAAGAAACAATTTCTGATAGGCAATCTTGCAAGCTTCGCCCAGTTTCCCTAGCCATTTCGAAGGCACATCGACGCAAAATGAATCTAATCATCGGTTCCCCCCGAATTTGAAAGGGTTCAGAACCCCCTTTAACCAAGGATTGTCCATCGGAATTGGCTTCTTTGGTGTAGGTTTAGGTTTTTCATCCATTTTTTCCGGTTTTTGTGCCTTCTGTACCGATTCTTCCAGTACATTTGGTTTCTGCGCTTCGTGGAAAATACGTAACCCGCCGAATAATTCAGGTTCGACGCACGCATGGCAATAAATTTCAGCATCCAAATAATGATTATCCGGCCGAATTCGTACCCATTCCTCGATCCCTTTTCGATTTCGCCGCTTTTCTTCTGCTAGAACCTGCATAGCATAATCATCACCAACATCACAATGGAGGTACGCACCCCTTGATTGCCGCTTCCGGGCCCTAGCAATCCGATACCAGTATTGATCCTTCATCTTATCAGTATCGATTATCACAAGTTGAAGCCCTCCTGGAATCCGTTTCCCCGACGGTGTGCGCTCGATTATACTCCCTAACCGTACTCGGCCAGCCAAAGGACGGGAAGCCCCTTTACAGCCCCATACAGGGCACCCACGACCTCGGCCATTTTCGTAAAGCCAATGATAGACCTCTTCCGTTGAAGTCTCCTCTGATCCCTCCCGATATGAACCTCCTATATCGATTAGCGCCCGCCCAATTGGCATTTGATAGATATTCCCAAAGAGAAGCCGCTCTAAATGTTCCCAATCTGGCATTGTACCATAATCAATGAGCCAAGAAGTGTAATCTTGCGCCCATGCCCGCACCACATAAAAGAAGGCCCGATACTGTACGTCTATCCCCGCAGTCAAAACTACCGCTTCTTCCGGAATGGAATGCGGCTTTAACTCCGGAAGCTTTGCTTCGAGAACTTCCGGTGTGATTACGCCCTGCACCTTATCCTTCCAGTGCTCGCCCAATGCATTATTGATAAAAATTTGGAGTTTTAAGGGGTCATCCTTACACGACAAGAAATCAGCCGCCAAGGCTTCGAAATCACCAGAGGGGAAAAGTGTACATATCCGAGGTATGAAGAACCCTTTGCGCTTGATATTTGTTGGCTCAATATCTCGTGGTATGGCCTTCCCATGTTGTGTCGCCAGATTTTTTTCCACCGTCGTCCACAATTTTTTGCAAAATGCACAACGGTATCTTGCTTGCTTTACTCGTTCCTTGTCGTCGGACAGATCCTCAGGCCAAACTATGCACCCAGACTCTATCTCTACCCCATTCATCTTGACCTTTTGAGGCGAATAGCGAAGCGGTTGAAATTTGCCGCAAGCCGGACACGGTACACACCACTCATAAACCACATCACACGCCATCATCTGTTTATCGATGGCATCACCTTCAGTAGTCGGCGTAGATAACAGCAAGATTTTCCGATTTCGAAATGTTGCCGTACGTTGAATAATTCGTTCTATTGGCGATCCTTCTTGCCCAATCAATGAATATCCTGGTTTTGTGATTTCGTCCAAAATCAAATATCGAATAGGGCGAGAAGCCGTCTTCGCAATCGATGAGGCCCAAGCCATCGTGAGACTGAATCCATTGGGCAATATGATTTGGTTTTGGCCGATCTTTTTATTGAAACTTTCTTCGCCGAATAGTGTACGCCGAAACATCGGTTGAATGCGCCGCTCGCAAACTTCAATTGCAGTATCTTCATCGGCGAAACAAAACATTGCCGGCCCTGGATCATTGCTGGCAATCTTCCCCAAAAAACAAATTGCCGCTTCGGTACCTGCTACTTGAGAAGCCTTCTGTACGACTACAGTTTCAATATGCGGATCGTCCAAAGCGTCGAAAATCGGCCGGAGATATGGCACTAAAACCAAAATGAATCGCCCTGCCGTTGCAGAACTTAAAAGATTGAGCTCATGATATTTCTCGGCCCAATCCGCTAGGCTTATTTCTTCGGGCGGGCGCCAGATGGCCTTCTCCCGCTCTTCGCCTTCTTCGAATGTGATTCCGACGGTGTCCACCTCCCATTTCGTACATAATTATCCAAAATCCTAAGAATTTCTTGCCGTAGTATCTCCTGCACCTCGGCTTGAGATTTCATTTCTAATAGTGGTGCCAATTTCAACGGCATGGAAAGCCACCCTTGTCGTGCTTCGCTTGCTCGTCGACACCATTCGGCGAAAACTCGTTCCCATTCGATCACCTCGCCCTTAGCTCTCGCAGTCTCGATCTCTTTTGCTTCAGCCGAGGCCAGCCAATAGCGCCGTTTAGCCGCTTTGATTTGGTCGTCATCATGGCCTATATTTATGTTTTCACGCCACCAGTCGAAGCATTGCTTCAGATCGTACATCCCACGATTCAGCTTAGGAAAGCCTTTTTCGATCCATCGGCTAATCGTACTGCGGTCACAGCCAAAAAAAGTACATATTTCGGCAAAATTTACCATGAATTTTGATTCAGATGTTTTTTGTTTTTTCAACTGTGGCATTTTTACCACATCTCGTTAAAAGTTGCGACAGCTTTTACGGCTAGAGGTAGCCGAGGAAAGCGCGAAGCTTGACTCTTGTCTTCCCAAGCTAAAAAAAATCCTTTTTTCATGTGTACGGCATACACTCACTTCGCCACTATGATGTGATTTTGCATAAAAATCGGATCGACCTGATCGAGGAGCCCTATATTCAAGTCATTCACTCGGAGAATGACTATTTGATTAGCTTCAACTACGAAGCTATCTCCTGGCTTGACCTCTATTATCGGCAGTTCTGCTTGGCGAAGGGTATTCTGATTCATTTGATTGATTCGCCGAAGCTCATCGGCCATATCCAGCCATGATTCGACAATATCTCGCAATTGAAAAAGGTACAATGGCACGACATCCTTGTCTTGTGCCTTTTGTACCTTTATGAGAGATTCTATTCTGAGCTTGATCGATGCCACGAATTCATACAGTGTCTGTTCGTGCGTGGTATTCATAATCTCCTGATTCCTATTCTACAACAGATATCTATTCCAATCAAGATTCAAGTTTCTTCCTCGACGAAAGTTTGCGTTTCGCCAAAGAATACCAGCTTCTTATATCCTCTCCCGACGTTCCGGCCCTTTTCCTGCAATAGCCATGTCAATCGTTCTTCGCCAGATTTTTTAGAACGATGAAGAAAAATCACATAGTCGGCGTCCTGCTCCAGACTTCCGGAATCTCGCAGGTCAGATAGATTCGGCGCCCTGGAATCACGTTCACATGCCCGTGATAATTGCGATAGCATGATTCCTGGAACGCCGAGGTCTTTGCATAGAGTCTTCCACGAGCGGGAGAAGTTTTCAATTTCGAGATTCCGATTGCCATCTTTTTTTCCCCCATCGATCAATTGAATGTAATCGAATGCTATGATCTTAGCACCACGCGATACTGCTTCCCGCGCAGTTTTAGCGACGAATGCCGGTGTAATCCCATTGGTGTAAATCTCAATATTGGAAGCTATATTGAGATACACATCCTCATACATAGTAATCCCTTGCCGCAGCTCCGCAGGGGTAGACTGTGGTCGTCGGACAGCAGCGCTGATGTCCCGACCCGACAAGTATGACATCAGCCTGATGGCTAGGCTCTGCAAGCCCATTTCCTTTGAAAAAAACACCGACCTTATCCCGTGATCAGCCAGACTGATCAATATTTGCAGCAGAAGTGCTGTCTTGCCTTCGGACGGCCGGCCGGCCAATAACACATAATCGCCAGGCAAGAGACCTTTTGTCAGGTTGTCAAAAAACGGCACTCCGGTATATAAGACATGTTCATTGGGTTTGCCTTCGTGGAGCATCCGAACGATCCCTCGTATCTCTTTCGCGAAAGAATCCGTTATATCCTCACTCTTAAGAGCATACCTCAGCTTCAATTCCGCTGTCTTTTTTTCCGCTTCCACGCGGACTTTCTCGGCGTCTTCGCCCGTAGCTATTCTCTTCGCCGCAAGTTCCCATACCGCCTTCGTCCTAGTATCAAGAAGGATTCCCTTCAAGAGCCGCAAATAGGTCGCAATCTCTGCAGAGTTACCGACCGCATTTGCTATCGCTGATAACCATGCAGCTATAGATATATCGCCGGTGTAATGATAGATTGTGGCGAGGTCTATTGGTTGTTTCTCCGCTGCAATCTGCCTTATCGCCTCATAGATTTTTCGATTTTTCGGGTTCGAGAAATCATCAGCCTCAATGTCTACCAGCGGCAAAAGTTCCCCCCCGCTGTTGATGAGGCACCCCAAAATCTGCCCTTCTAGTAAGGTCGGGTCGCGAGGAGCCAGATTATGTTCGAGTAAAAATGCTATATCCATATTGTCCCTCCTAACCCTTCCGATACCTTTCCTCGATCCCTATGCCCTCATATTGAGGCCTTAAGACTCTAACATAGTCCGGCTTCGGTGGAAAGAGCCCCTGCCAGCCGTTAATAATGCTCTGGTTAATCGATATTATAGCAAGTTCCATCCCAAGAAGGGATAAGAAATTTAGCTGCTTCTTCAAACATATTGGGCTACATGTCATTTTTTGCCCCCGTCGATATTCCAGCCATTCTTCCCATAGCTGGAGGAATTCAGGCCGGTTCAACTTTTCTGGAATCTCAACTCCGATCTTTTCCATTTTTTTTGCACTCATTCAATGTTTCCCTCCTATTAGCTTCATCGATTCGCTTTATCAGCTCTTTTTCCTTTTCTTCGCCGGCATACCAGAATTCGTCGGCGATATCGGCCGGACGTGAATGTAGATATTTCTCTAACCGATCCCAGTCACCCTCAATCCGCTTTCGTTCCCCTTCCGCACTCCAGCCATCCCATTCCGCCTTGGGCACCAGCTTGCCGCCACCATCTTCCCTAGCTTCTCTGCATATCCGTTGTAACCTTTCCCAACTCTCCACAAGCGGGTTGCCCATAGTTGCTTCTTTACCGCCCCCTTTCCTTGATTTCTTGACATATCCGTTTCAATCTTTCCAATCCTTCTACAGACTGTTCTGACTGCTCCTCTGGAAGTTCTTCCGGCGATTCCTCGGTAGGCTCCGATTCAAGAAGCTTTCGAACATCGGCCGAAATGTAGCTCTCCCCTAGCGCAAGCTTTTCCAACCTTTCCCACTCCTGTTTCGAGACAGGTAAATCGGGACTCTCATCCGCCATAGTATGCTTCTCGGCCATCTTCGTCCGCCTATTCACGTAATGGATGAGGATATCCAGTGCCTGCCTAGTCACTGTTGCACATCGTTCCGCCGCCTTGGCCCTCAAAAATTCCCAGACCTCATCAGGTAGGCGGATATAGATTTGATGTCTTTTCACGATTCATCACCTCGTTTTTGCTTTTCCCTCTAGCAGAGGTATATTTATTATATTAGCATGATTTTTCCGCAAAGTCAAGCTTTTTCGCGCTGAAAATATGCGAATCTGCATCCAAAACATGCAGAATTATGAACTGTCATTTAATCTGCGCAATCTCACACCGAAAATATGCAAACTAATGCACCAAAAATAAAGAAAAATTTATTTTAACTTGTGACAAAATCACAAATCCACCCAAAACCAAAGTGTACCAAACCCAACTCAGACAAGGCAGAAGAGACAAGACTCAGTCCAAGAATAATAAGAGAGTCTCCCTCATCTCTTCTCCACAAAGAAAAGTAATCAAAAGAAAAGAATATTTATATATTACTTACGTAATATATTACATTTAGTTATTCTTATTTTTAAAAATTCGAATTCCTAAAAAGCTTCGTATTCCCACCCATCCCCCCAACAAAAAAACTGTTGGGGGGGGTGCAGGGGGGACAAATCAGAGGCTTCACTTACCCTCAAACGCCGATCAATACTAGGGTTTTCAACGCATACTAACATGCATGAACTCCACCCCCCACTAGAGTTCATGCCGCTAAACACTACATTTATCCCCATTATCCCCTTGATTTCAGACCGAACCTATGCTATCCTATAAGGGGAATAGTTTTCCACTATAGAACCAAGGGGGACACAATGAATAATCGCATACGCGCACCAATCCAATGGTTTGGCGGCAAAGGCAATATGATCGCTAAACTTATGCGCCACGTTCCGCAAGGCGGGCGGCCATACTGCGAACCATACATGGGCGCCGCGTCGTTGTTCTTCACCCGCAAACCAGCGCCGGTCGAAGTGCTCAACGACCTTGACGGGAATCTGGTCAATCTATTCCGTTGCCTTCAGGACAAAACGACGTTCGGGAAACTAAAACACCGTATCCAATATACCCTCTATGCCCGCTCAGAGTTCGGCCGCGCTATCCAAATCATGAATGACGAAAGCGTGACAGACCCAGTGGAGCGCGCATGGGCGTTTTTCGTCGCCTACAACCAGGGCTTTAGCGGGTGCAACCCAAAAGGCCTAGGTAACTGGAGTCGGGCTTTTGTCTCGAGTGGGGGCTGTGCAGACACTACCAATCGATGGATAATGCGCATGTCCATGCTTGATGATTGGCACCTGCGCCTACTTCGGGCTCAGATAGACAACCGCGATGCACTCGAAGTTATCCGCTATTGGGATAATCAGAACGCGGTATTCTATGTCGATCCTCCTTACCATCATGATACACGCAAAAAAAAGAACATCTACGCCGTAGAACCAGATCATGATCACCATGCGCGGCTTGTTAAAACATTGCTATCATGCAACGGCGCTGTTGTGCTGTCGGGTTACGATCACCCAGTCTATGCGCCGCTTGCCGAAGCCGGTTGGTCAGTAACACACTATGAGACATCCTGCCATGCCGCTGGGAGAACCCGCGGTAGCGGTATGCAAGGCAAAGGTTCCGCGAATGCAAAAGTCCCGCGCGTCGAAGTGGTGTGGGCAAACCCACAGGCCGTTAGAATGATCGGCCAAGATAGAAAACAAAAACCGGAGGAACCACCATGCCAAGAAATAAAAACCAATGCACTAAGTTCAAACGATCAACCAGACGCAAATCAACCGTGAATCTCTATAAAGTATCTTCCCCAGGCCAGGAACCAGCCCTCATCGTCGCTAGAACGGCAACCCAAGCCAGAATATTCGCTATAACTGAAGAATACGTCATCACCGAAGACCAAATCACTAAAGTCGAAAAAATCGCCGAAATCCCTAAATCCAAAATAAAGACCTTCCCATCATGGTTCAGTTTGACACAACTCGAATAATCGTCACTGCTCAAAAATTAACCACTAAATCCCTCTCCGATAAAGCTTGCTCTTTCACCAGAGGCAAACAAGTCTCACCTTCCCTCGCATACCTCTACCACGCCGAACACTCACCCATCAGAACACAAATCTTCTGGATAGAAATGACCAATATCCCTACCTTCGCCAGCACACACTTCGCCCGCCATAAAATCGGCATAGAACACTTCATTAAATCTAACCGCGACGACTCCCCCAACTACACCGGCGACCTCGGCCGATACCAACCAGTCAACCACGCCATGCTCGCTAACGCCCAGTCACTCATCAATATCGCCAGAAAACGCCTGTGCCGACGATCCCACCACATCACAAGGCACATAATGGCCATGATCAAAAATGAAATTAAAAAATGCGACCCAGACCTAGCCGATTCTATGGTCACCGAATGCGAATACCGAGGCCACTGCCCCGAAGGTAAACTGTCCTGCCAGTGCCTCAAATAATAAAATAGGAGGTATACCCCCATGTTCGCCGTCATCGCCCAATCTTCACCAATCGACCTATTAAACTCAATCCAATTCCCACAATGGTTCCCTTCCCTCCAAACTGCCAAAAACTACGCCGATAACCCACAAAACTTCATTCTACCCCTAACCCAAAATATGCCAGACAATATAACCTGCTACGTCCTAGTTGATACCACATGGCTAAGCATAGCCAGGCAATTCATAGAAGCACAAAATACAACACTACCTATTACACCCGATACCCTACTCAAACTCTGCGAAACTTCCGCCACATATATGAAAACACATACAATTACTATTGCTTCGCAATAAATGCCCATAAAATCAATCGAAAATTGCTAGGGGATATCAGAAGCCTATGAGAGGGAAAACAACGCAACGGCACCCCGTTCCCGGCTAAAAGAAGCCAGTTGCTCAAACCCCCAGAAATATCATGGCGCGAATGGAGCCTAATTTTCGCGCGAACGCCGCCAACAACCCTCCCCTCCGGTCTCCCCCCGTCTGATCTGGTCTCGTTTCGCTGGGATTGTCTACTCTCTACCCACTTGTCTGTTCTGATATCTTCTCTCACCAGACTTTCTCTTCTCTATCGGGAGAGATTATCTCTTCTCTTCCAAAACGATATTCTATCCCTGCTGGATTAGATGGCTGGATCCCCTAGTTTTGGCCTTGCCGGCATGGCATGGCTATTATCGTCCGATAACGGATTTTATGTAAACTTGCGTGCAAGAACCATGCCAAGATACCCCAAGCTCGGAAAATCTGCGGTGATTACCGGAATAGCGCCGATTTTCTTCCCCCTGCGACAAAAATGTCACACCAGATGCCTGTATAATTTTTGAACAGTTCTCTGTTCAATTTTTGAGCAGCTATTGGGGGTAGGGAAATTTTCCCTAGTTTTTCGCCGAATTTAGGGAATTTTTCCCTAGCACCAAACCCCGCTTCCAGCGCTGATTCAAGCCAATTTTTGGCCTTTTCAAGCAAGAATCATGCCAAAAATCGTGGCAAATTTACCACAGAAAAATGGCTTGGCATGGGAATTGCTGGAATTTGCTAAAATCGGCTTCCAGAGCTGATTTCAGCAACCTTGGCACAATCGTGGCATAAACTTTGCGAATTCATTTTTGCGCTTTCAAAAAAATTGCAACCCAAAGCGAAAGGAGAAAAGTATGCGCCCGAAAATCCTAGCACTAATCGACGTCATAGCACATGAGGAAGGGAAAGATAGGTCGGAGATAGTCCGATACATCTATTCCCTCGAGACAAAAGGCGACGTCCGTAGAGCGAAAGAAGAGCTCAGGCAAGCGCACCCTGGCGCCACAATCCAAGGTGTACGGACATACCGTCTCACGACCGAGGAGGTAGTGCCAGAGGATATTATTCGTGACTACGCAGATGATGTCATGGCCCCCATCTATCCTGATGGCATACGCTATGCCGTCCATATCCTCGACGGGGATATAATCGTCGCGCCGGCCTCCCATGAGGAGGAATGGGACGACGAGGAGGAGGACAGCGGCGGGGATGAAGCGAAAGAAATGATCGAGGGAATGACGGTCGCGCCGTGGAACATCGGGACCGCGATCAGACTCCGCATGATCATATAGGGAGCGAAAGGAGGAAAGAAGATATGGCACAGACACTGGTGAAAATTTCCAAGAAAAAACGGGAAAGCTACGAGTGGAGCGAATGGGGGCACGACGCCCTGATCGCTCGGAAGTATCTACGAATTCGAAATGTCGGTTGCATTCGTCCGCGCCGGCGGATCGTCCGGAAGCATATCATGCGATTTCTTGCTGAGCATGTGGAACCAGAAGAGTTCAGCGAGCTCATCATCCTGGCGGATTGGCCCGACTACGATATCTATTACCGTGGCGACCCCCATCTGAAGAACAGAGGGGGGAGGAGAATATCCCTCAGAGAGATGATCGATGGAATAACATATCTCGAACCTGGGGAAGTAGCCGTGGCCACTGTTTATTCCCTCCCCGAGGTAGAGTATCCTTGGGGATATCGGATACTCAGGGAAGATGATTGAGCCTGTATCTCCCCCCCCCATCGGGGGGCAAAAATAAAATGAAAGGAGAAAAGCCATGAAGAAATACTATGCGAAAGCCAATGTCGAGAGAGGGGTTAGGATCCTTGCGTTCATCACCCGAAGATATCGGGATAAATTCGTCGAAGATTATGCCAGCCGATATGATCCGTCTCCGCTACGGCGACGGGAAATCTTCAAGTATTTGGATGAATCGAACCCCAGCATGGGGACCACATATTGCCTCATGCCATGCTTTGAGGCGTGGACGATACCCATCAGTGGTTTAGTCGGCGAAGTAGCGACTACCGACTACCGGCAGACTCATGTTAGTCGGCTACGGCCACGCCGGAATAAATCGAGGGAATGATGGTAGCCCCGTGGAACATCGGGACCGCGATCAGACTCCGCATGATCATATAGGGAACGAAAGGATGAAAGAAGGTATGGCGCAAACACGATGAAGAAGACTGCAAATAGTAGGGAGCTATGGTATTGCGTGGCAAAGATATG